CTGGTAATACTAGACTTTCTAATACATTAGTGGTAACTGGCAATACTACATTAGCTAATACATTGATTGTAACTGGTAATACTACACTTTCTAATACATTAGATGTAACTGGCAATACTAATTTATCTAATACATTAACTGTAACTGGTAATACTACATTAGCTAATACATTAGTTGTAACTGGTAATACTACATTATCTAATACATTAACTGTAACTGGTAATACTACACTTTCTAATACATTAGTGGTAACTGGCAATACTACATTAGCTAATACATTGATTGTAACTGGTAATACTACACTTTCTAATACATTAGTGGTAACTGGTAATACTACTTTAGATAATACATTGACTGTAACTGGTCCAACAACAATGCAGGTATCAGATGAAAATCCTGCTTTAAAAATTACTCAGAGTGGAACTGGCCATGCTCTATATGTTGAAGATACCACAAGCCCAGACCCAAATCCAACTGTTATAACTAATGACGGTGTATTTATAGCCGGTTCAAATAGTCAAATTACAATTAATGGGGCAGTAGCAAGAATACAATCCATATCAACCGAGGTTGGAACTGGAACAAATTATCTTGCTGCTGGATATGCTAATCTATCTAACCAAGGGGCTAGAATTACATTTTATAAATCACGTTCTGAAAATACTGCATTATATTCTGCTGTTACCAATGGCGATCAGATAGCTAGACTAGATTTCTTTGCGGACGATGGTGGTCAGCCAATTGAAGCATCTAGAATTATGGTATTGAATAACGGCACCCCTGGCCCAAATTCAATGCCTACAAGTATGTATTTCTATGTTACAGGTGAAGGCTCTAATAGTGCACTATCAGGCGGCCCGAAATTAGCTATTTTTGCTAATGGTAATGTTAGCGTTGGTGGTTCAATAACTCCAACTGCTAAATTTGTAGTAACCGGCACCGCAAACGTCTCAGGAAACGCAGCATTTGGTAGTCAATTATCTGTTGGTGGTCAATTATCTGTAACTGGTAATACCACATTAGCTAATACATTAGTGGTAACTGGTAATACTAATTTATCTAATACTTTTTCTGTTATTGGTAATACCACATTAGCTAATACATTAACTGTAACTGGTAATACTGCTCTAGCTAATACATTAACTGTAACTGGTAATACTACATTAGCTAATACATTAGTTGTAACTGGTAATACTAGATTTTCTAATACATTGACTGTAACTGGTAATACTACATTAGCTAATACATTGACTGTAACTGGTAATACTGATATTATAGGCAATACTAATTTAGGTTCTACATTAATCGTAACGGGCAATACTACATTATCTAGACTTACTGTAAGTGGTAATACCACAATAAATGGTAATACTAATTTATCTAACACATTAATTGTAACAGGTAATACAACATTATCTAAACTTAATGTAACAGGTAATACTGATATTATAGGTAATACTAATTTAGGTTCTACTCTTAATGTAACGGGTGATATTAGAGCATCGGCTAATGTTTATGGAACATTAGCCACAGTATCACAACCATATATAACTTCTAATAATACTAATTATTTAAATGGTCAACCTTCCTCATATTATACTAATGCAACAAATATTATTACAGGGACTATAAATACTGCAAGAATTTCTGGTGACTATAATAATATCACATCTGTTGGAATATTAACAAATCTATTTGTTACAGGTAATGCTTCATTAGCTAATACTTTAACAGTAATTGGTAATACTAATTTAGCTAATACTCTGACCGTAACTGGAAATGTAAATTTTTCCAACACAGTTACAGTAACAGGTAATGCCACATTTTCAAATACAGTAACAATAAATAATCTTATTGTTACTGGAAATACCAACATTGATACAGGAACTCTGTATATTGATAATGTTAATGATCGCATAGGTATTGGTAATACTTCACCTGATGCTAAATTAACTGTTACAGGTGCCGCAAATGTTTCTGGAAATGTTGCGATTGGTGGCGGATTAACCGTAACGGGAAATACTATATTTGACGATAAAGTAACATTTCTTACTGATATAAATGTTTCTAATGCAATATTTCAAGGCCCAGCGAATATTCAGAGTAATGACACAAATCCTACTCTTAAAATTACACAATCTGGGTCTGGTCATGCATTATATGTAGAAGATCAAATTAGTCCTGATAGCACACCAACAGTTATTACAAGTACAGGATATTTAGTTTCTGGTGCAAATGCTGCTGTCACTGTGAAAACAGCATATAGAATTCAATCTCTAGTAGATTCTGGTGGTTCATATCTTGCTGCAACCACAGCTAATATACACAACCAGGGTGCAAGATATGGATTCTATAAAACTAGATCAGGTAATATAGAAACTTATTCTGCGGTAGCTAATGGGGATCAAATTGGTAGATTAGATTTTTATGCAGATGATGGTGGTCAGCCTATTGAAGCCGCAAGAATTATGGTATTGAATAATGGGACGCCGGGGCCAAATTCTATGCCATCAGCCATACATTTTTATACTACCGGAGAGTCATCAAATAATGCATTAACTTCTGGACCAAAATTATCAATTGTTGCTAATGGTAATGTTGGTGTTGGTAGTGGCACTCCTACAGAAAAATTATATATAAACGGAAATTTAATAACCATAGGAAATGCTGTCTTTTCCGATCAAGTAACTATTACAGGTAATACTACTATTGATAATGGAACGTTTGTATTAGATACAGTCCTTAATACCGTAGGTATTGGTGCGCCAACACCAAATACAAAATTTAGTGTGGCTGGACCTATAGCTTTATCTGTTCCGGTTAAAGTTAGTTCTACAAGTTACACAGTAACCGCTACAGATGCATCCATCATATTTGATACTACAGCCAATTGTAATGTAGTCATGCCTGCTGCTGCAACCTACCCAGGAAGAATTCTGTATGTTAAAACCATTGCAGCCAGAACAATCAATAGCACAAGTGCATCCATCAAGCCAATAGATTCTAATACTGCGGCAAATAATATACTAACCAATGTTGCTGGAAAGTTTGCAATGCTGCAATCCGATGGTAGCAATTGGGTTATTATGATGAATAATTAAGGAATTACAATGGCAGATTCAGTAAATTTAATAATTGATCAGGGAGCTACTTTTGAAGTAGACTTTCTCATTAAAGATAGTGCCAATAATACTATTAATCTTAGCACATATACGGGGGTAGGTAAAGCGAGAAAATTTATTTCGGCCAATACCCCCGTATCATTTCAAGTTAATACTTTTTCAAATGGTATTATGCGGGGAACATTAACATCATTACAAACTAATAATATGTCATATAAAGACAAATATATCTATGATTTCAAATTAACGTCTTCATCAAATGTAGTGTCTAGAGCCGTAGAAGGATTCATTACTATTAATCCACAAGTATCGTATTAATATGGCTTTGGTAAGATTGGAATCTAAAAAAGAATATAACGTATATATAAAGGATATAGAAATTCTTGTTAAATTGCAAGATAGAAAAGAATATGTAATATATTTAAAATCGGAGCAAGATTAATATGGCAATTCCTACAACAAGAGAACAATTTAAAGAATATTGCCTTAGAAAATTAGGATCACCAGTCACTAAAATAAATGTTGCAGATGAACAAGTAGAAGATCGTATTGATGAAGCATTAAAATATTATTATGATTATCATTTCGATGGAACTGAAAAAATGTTCCTTAAATATGTTGTAACTCAGACTGATAAAGATAATAAGTACTTAACTATTCCTGAAAATATAATGGGAGTTATTAATATTTTTGATATTGGTAGTGCTATTAGTAGCGTGAATATGTTTGATGTTAGATATCAGATGGCCCTTAATGACATGTATCATTATACCAATCAATCTCTAGTTCCATATTATACAATGATGAGTAAGGTTAGGTTATTTGAGGAAATAATAATAGGTAAACAACCTATTAGATATAACCGTCATATTAATAAATTGTATATTGATATGAATTGGGAAAAGTTAAATACTGGCGATTATATCGTTGTGGAAGCCTATCAAATTGTAGACCCAGATGTTTATACTGATGCCTGGGGAGATAGGTGGTTAGCTCATTATGCCACGGCACTGATAAAGGAACAATGGGGTATCAACCTAACTAAGTATACTGGTATTCAGTTGATGGGTGGAATTACCTTTGATGGCCAAAGAATTCTTACAGAAGCTAAAGGCGAAATTTCAGAATTAGAAAGTGAAATGATTAATTCATATTCATTACCTACCGCGTATTTATTAGGATAATATGAATGGCGGTAAATTTTTATTTTGATAAATCATATAAACAAGAACAAGATTTAATTGAAGACTTAGTAGTAGAGTCTATTCAAATACATGGTTTAGAATTAAAATATTTACCAAGAACTTTAGTAAAATTAGATGATATCTTCAAGGAAGATTTAATTTCATTATTTGATCGTGCATATACTCTAGAAGGTTACGTTGTGGAAACAACGGGATTTGGTGGTCAAGGTGATATGATTACCAAATTTGGATTTGAAATAAGAGATAGTATGTCATTCAATGTATCAAAGAGAAGATATATGGAGGAAATTGGAAATCATGAAAATAATGTAAGACCAATGGAAGGCGACATTATTTATTTTCCAACTACAGGAAGTTATTTTGAAATCAAATATGTCAATACCACAACACCATTTTTTACATTAGGTAAAAATTACGTGTTTCTTCTTAAATGCGAATTGTTTGAATTCTCATCAGAGAGAATTGATACAGGTATTCCAGAAATTGATAATACCATCAATAAATTTTCATTGGCTAATACGGGTCCAACCTCTATTCTCTCTGAATTAGGAGGGGAACTAACTACGGAAAATGATGAAGTTATTGAAATGGAATATCATACTGAATATAGACAAGAACGTAATTTTCAAAATATTATTATTCAGACTGAATCTGATTTAATCAATGATTTCTCAGTCACTAACCCATTTGGAAGCCTATAATGTTAACAAATAATTATTATTACCATACTTTATTAAAAAAATATGTAATATATTTTGGATCACTATTTAATGATATTATCATTGAACGTCGGGATAGTGGTGAGTCATTAATTCAATCAATAACTGTTCCCATAGCATATGGACCAAAACAAAAATTCATTGCTAGAATGGAAGAAGATTTAAAGGCGGAACGATCCATAGCAATAACTCTTCCTAGAATTTCATTTGAAATAACGGCTATAAATTATGATGCAGGCCGGAAGTTAAACAATCAACAGAAAATAGTCATTCAAAATCCAATTAATAGTAATGAATATAATTATGTTCATACATTGATACCTTATAATATTACCTTTTCATTAAGTGTATATTCTAAAAATATTGAGGATAATTTGCAGGTAGTGGAGCAAATTTTACCATACTTCGCCCCTGAATGGACATCATCTATTATATTAATTCCAGATTTAGATTTAGCCATGGATATTCCAGTCGTATTACAGAATGTTGTTATGAGTGACCGCTATGAGGGATCAATGGAAACTCCAAGATATATTGTTAATACCATGCAATTCGTCATGAAGGGGTGGTTATGTGGACCAATTAGAAATATTGGTATTATTAAAAGAACAACAGTTAACATTTCTAAATTAGGTGGAACTTTCGTAGATTTATATGTTACATCA